TAGATCAGTACAAATGATTAACCGAGATCCTTTAGCACAATCGTTCTCTATTGATACAGCAGATGGCACATTTGTTACGAGTTTAGATGTTTACTTTGCTACAAAATCTACTACAATTCCTGTAAGAGCAGAAATTAGAAATATGGTTAATGGATATCCAGGTTCAACTATTGTACCATTCTCACAAAAATATTTAAATCCAGCTGATATTAATTTAAGTACAGATGGAACTGCATCAACAACATTTACATTCCATTCGCCTGTATATCTAAATGAAGGTGTAGAGTATTGTATTGTTTTAAAATCAGAATCATCTGACTATACAGTATATGTTGCTAGATTAGGTGAAACTGCTTTAGTTTCAGATAGAACAGTATCAAAACAACCTGCGTTAGGTGTATTATTCAAATCTGCTAATAACTCAACTTGGTCTCCTGAACAAATGGAAGACTTGAAATTCAATTTAAAGAAAGCTGTATTTACAACTAATACAACTTCTACTGTCACATTAGCAAATAAATTACTACCAAGTAAAATACTTGATACCAATCCAATGAGAACATTTAATGGAACAGGTTTAATTAGAGTATTCCATAAAAATCATGGACACCACTCTACAACAGATAACGTAACTATTTCAGGTATTGCATCTGGAACATATAACGGTATCGCACATTCAGCTATTAATGGAACTTACACATCTATATCAAACATAACTTTAGACAGTTATGATATTACTACAGCAGGTACTGCAAATGCTTCAGGTGATATTGGAGGTTCAACTGTTTCTGCCACTCAAAATAGATTATTCAATGTAATTCAATTACAAATAGGAACTGTAGTACACCCAGGAACAACTTTATCGCCAACATTAAGAACAACAAAAGGTCGTTCAGTAAATGGCGTAGAAACTCCATTTGTATTAGACCCGGTTTCATTAATACATCAAGTAGTAAACGGTGACAATATTTATTTTGGTCTAACTAGAATGGTTGCAAGTGGTATTAATGAAACAAATGAACTAGCTGGTTCTCAATCTTTATTTGAAAATTTAGCTATTACAACAACTAATGCTAACTTATCACCAGTAATTGATGTTAAGAGATTAAATGCTTTTGTAATTGCTAATAGATTAAACAATCCTTTAGTTTCTTCTACAAACACATTTACAGGAGATGGCTCAGATACAACATTCACACTTTCAGGTACTCCAACTAGTGTTCACTTATTATCAGTCAAGAAAAATGGAGAAAAATTACAACCGGTTGATGACTTTACAGTTTCAGGTACAACTCTAACTATGGCTATTGCACCAGCAAGTGGTTCAAGTGTTGTAGCAAAAATTACAAACACAGTTAATTTTGAAGAAGACACAGCAGTAGAAGGTGGTTCCTCAGAGGGTGCTTACATTACAAAAAGTATTGCTCTAGCAAATACATCAACTGCTTTAGATATAAGAGTTGCTGCAAGCATACGTTCAACTTCTTCTATTAAAGCATTTTATAGATTATCTGGAGGTGATGAAACTAGAAGAATTGACGATATTGAATTTACACCATTTAATACTGATGGTAGTCCAGATGTTGCTGTTGATCCAGCTCCAGCCCAAAGTATTCAATTAGACAATAATTTTAAAGATCACAAATTTAGTGTTTCAAATACACAAGACTTTACTTCATTCCAAATTAAAATTGTGTTTAATGGAACTAACTCCGCTTTTCCGGCGAGATTAAAAGACTTCAGAGCAATTGCTCTGGCAATTTAGTATGTTAAGAGTAAAAGTAGAAGGATATAATAGTTTAGTACGAGATGTTAGTTCAAACGCTATCATTAATACTAATACAAGTGAATATTCAGTATATTTAGCAAGAGTTAAAGCTAGACAAAAAAATGGTGATGATTATAGACACGCAGTTAAAGAGATAAATAGTTTAAAGGAAGAATTACGAAAAATTAAGTCTTTATTAAAAGGTATAACAAAGAAGTAAAATGGCAATTAGAACAATAGCATTAACAGACACATTAGAAACTTTTAGAACAGAGTTTAATAATATGACCTCACTAGATTTTGGTGATGCAGCAACACTAGCTGGAGCAGGATTATCTTCTACGACCGTTGTAGGTGCTGTTATTGAACTTGCTGGAGTTGTAGCAGCTGCTCAAGGGTTTTATATTAATGATGGTACAACTTCACAACTTATTGGTGCCGGTCAAACTATTAACCTAGCCAGTTCTTCAAACATAAACGCAGTAGTTTCAGCTACAGACACACTAACATTAAATTTAACTGATAGTATAAGTGTTTCAGGCACATCACATACTTTTGGTAACATTACAGTTGCAAATGGTTCAATAACAGATTCAAGTGGTTCTATCTCTTTTGGTAATGAAAACTTATCAACATCAGGTAGTTTAAACATAACTGGATTGACTACCCTTGCATCGGCAACTATGTCTGGTATACAACTGACAACAAATGGAACTATTATTTTTGAAGGTTCTTCAAATGATGATAATGAAACAACATTAACAGTTACTAATCCTACAGCAGATAGAACAATAACTATACCAAATGAAACAGGTACACTTATAACATCAAATGGAATAGACGTGATTTCAGAATCTATGATGGCAGATCAGGCTATTAGCTCTGTACAAATGAAAACTCTTTCTACTTTACAAATATTAAATTCGGCAGGTACCGTCATTAAAACTATTCACGGAGCAGGTGTATAAAAACCTGTATAAATAACTATATAATAATAAAAAAATGGAGTAATTATGACTGAAGAAGTAAAACAAGAAACAATAGCTACAGCACCAGCTGAAGCACCAACACAACAAGCAATAACTGACTTGATAACAATTGATGGAAAAGAATATAGCCTAAACGCATTACCATTAGTGATTAGAAATGGTCTTGTTGCTAGACAAGAAATACAACAATCAAAAATACGACACGAAATGGAACTAGAGAAAATTGAAGTTCTAACTAATCATTATAATGATAAGATTAAAAAAGGATTAGAAGAATTCAATGGCAGCGACAGCAAACCTAAGGATTGATCAAGGAGCCACTTTCACAACTGATGTTACCGTTATCGGGAGTAGCGGTGATGTCTTTGATTTAACTGGATATACTGCTATTGCTAAACTAGCAAAAGGCTACTCTAGTACATCAACCAGAACATCTTTTACAACTACAATCAATTCTGATCCTACAACTGGTATAATTACACTCTTATTATCAGCAGATCAAACAAATGCTCTTGAAGCGCCTGCTAGATATGTCTATGATATAGAGATATTAAAGACTTCCGATGGCACAGTTACTAGAGTTATTGAAGGAATTATTACAATTAGTCCATCAGTTGCCACGTAATCTTTGATAAATAGTTATTATAAATATACTATACAAAAGAGAGAGATTTATGGCTACAGCAAAAATTAATTCAAGTAATTCAACCCTTAGAGCACAAATCAATTCAAGTGATTCGTCTGGACCTAAACAGGTTTCTATATCTGTACCTAGTGCAGTAGTTTCTCAAACTTTTAAACAATTAAATGACGTGAATGTCACGGACCTAGTGGACGGTGCCTTGATACAATATGATGCTGCATCAGATAAATTTATAACAAAAAATGAAATAATAACAGCCACAGGAACATTAACAATAACTGGTGGATCATTTTAACAAGAGAGAAATTAAATGGCAACAATAATTCAGATTAAACGATCCGCAGGAGCAACAGCACCCTCTACCCTTAAACTTGGAGAATTAGCATATACTTATGCCACAGGTACTCAAACTAATCTAGGAGATAGACTATTCGTTGGAGAAGGTGGAGTTGATAGTAACGGAGACGCAAACGTCATTTCAGTAATTGGCGGACAATATTTTACAGATAAATTAGATCACGTACATGGTACATTAACTGCTTCATCAGCGTTAATAGTTGATACTAACAAAGCAATAGATGAAATTCTTATAGGTAATAGTACAACAATTGGGGGTACTTTAAAATTAAATGAAGGTACTAACAACGGTAGTAGTTATGCTGCCATTAAAGCTCCTAATACTTTAGCGAGTAATATTACTTTTACATTACCAGACGCTTATGGAAGTGTCAATCAAGTTATACAAACTGATGCTGCTGGTGTTTTAAGTTTTGTAACCGTAGCCAGTGCTACATCTACAACAGTATTTACAAACAAAACATTTGATGCTAACGCAACAGGTAACTCAATAACAAATTTAGAAGTAGCTGATTTTGCTTCAGGCGTTATCGATACAGATATATCAACTGTTTCTGGATCAGATGATACAATTCCTTCAGCTAAAGCAGTTAAAACTTATATAGATGCACAAGTTCTTGCGGTAGATGTTGATATAGCAGGTGACACAGGTACAACTGCCATCACAGATGCTGAAACATTTACATTAGCAGGTGGAAATGGTATCTCTAGTATAGCTACTAATAACACAGTAACATTTGCTATTGATAATACGGTTGTAACAAGACATAACATACAAACTTTAAGTAGCAAAACAATTGATTTAACTGATAATACTGTAAACGGTACTTTCGCAGAATTTAATACTGCTGTATCAGATGCAACTTTAGTTTCTACAACAGGTACAGAAACATTATCCGGTAAAACACTTACAGCACCTAAATTTGTTGACGGTGGTTTTATTGCTGACGCTAATGGTAATGAGTTAATTCTTTTACAAACAGAAACATCTGCTGTTAATGAATTAGAAGTTACTAACGCAGCTACATCTAACGCTGTTAAGATTGCTACTTCAGGTGGCGATACAAACATTGACTTAAAACTTAGCCCAAAAGGTAGTGGTGTTGTTGATGTTGACTCAAGTAGAATTACAAACGTAACTGATCCCTCTGGATCACAAGACGCTGCTACTAAAGCATACGTTGATAGTGTTGCGAATGGTTTAGATGTTAAAGAATCAGTTAGAGTTGCTACAACAGCTGCTCTTGCTACTTCAACTTATCATAATGGTAATGGAACAATCACTGCTAACGGCAATGGTGCTTTAGCGATTGATGGTGTTACACTTACAAGTGGTGATAGAGTTTTAATTAAAAATCAAGCAAGTGCTGTTCAAAATGGTATATACACAGTTACAACAACTGGTAGTGCTAGTGCAGTCTTTGTATTAACAAGAGGTCCAGACGCTGACACAGCTGCTGAATTAACAGGTGGAACATTCTTCTTTGTTGAAGAAGGTACAACGAATGCTGAAAATGGTTATGTTGCTACTCACAATGGTACACCTACATTAGGTACTACTAATATCGCATTTGCACAATTCTCTGGCGCTGGTCAAATTACTGCTGGTGCTGCTTTAAGTAAAAGTGGTAATACTTTAACTGTTGAAGTTGATGATAGTTCAATTGAAGTATCAGGTGACGCTTTACAAATTAAAGCTTCGGGTGTTGGTACTAACCAAATAGCTGATCTTGGAGTTACAACAGGTAAAATTAATAATCTCGCTGTTACAGCTGGGAAACTTGCTACTACATTAAATTTATCAGGTAAAACAATTACTTTACCTACTAGTTTTACAACAAACACAGGTACACAGACATTAACTAATAAAACAATTAATGGTCCTGACAATACTCTAACTAATATCGCTAACACAGCATTATCTAACAGTACAGTTACAGTTACTGGTGATACAGGTACACAAGCAATTGATTTTGGAGATACATTAACAGTAACAGGTGGTGAGGGTATAGATACTTCACAATCGGGAGATACATTAACTATCGCAGCTGAACTAGCAACTTCGTCAAATAAAGGTGTTGCTTCATTTAGTACTGATAACTTTGCAGTAAGTACAGGTGTGGTAACAGTAACAATTATTGACGGCGGAACTTATCCATAACAGTTACGTTAGTCCTAACGGAGCTAATTTACTATGACAACAGTTATAAAATTAAAAAAAAATGAGTCAGCAAATACTGTTCCAACTACTTCTGATATAGTAGTAGGAGAAGTTGCTGTAAATACGACTGATAAAAAAATTTACGTTAGAGACTCTTCAAACAACATAGTTCAAGTAGCTTCTAATGATATTGACGAGGCAACTGCTTTAGCAATAGCACTAGGATAATATATGGCAAATACATTTAAACTAAAAACAAAAACAGGTGGAAGTACAGGTGCTAATACTTCTCAGACTGTTTACACTACACCTTCAACTACAACTGCTATAGTTTTAGGTCTTACTCTTTCAAATATTGCTGCGGTAAATATTGAAGTAACAGTTAATATAGAAAATGGTGACGGTGATAACGTTAGTGTTGTAACGAATGCTGAAATTCCTGCTAAAGCTTCTTTAGAAATAATGTCAGGAAATAAGTATGTCATGGAGACCACAGATATTTTAAAAGTTAAATCTAACACAGCGAATAGTGTAGATACAACTTTAAGTATAATGGAGATCGCTTAAGATGGCCTCTTATCTTGGTAAACCTCCAGTAAGAGTAACTGTAATTGGTGAAGATACAATTATCTCATCAAGCATACTAGACAACTCAATCACATCATCCGATATACTTAACTCAACCCTTACAGGTGCTAATTTAGCAAATGATATTGTACTTACTACTACAGGAAATATTTCAACAACCGGCGATCTAACAGTAGATACAAATACTTTATATGTTGACTCTACAAATAATAGAGTTGGTATAGGTACAACAAGTCCGTCACAAGCATTAACTATTGGTGGTGATGCTAACTCTGTTTTAATATCCTCAAATGATTATGACTTAATTAAACTAGGACCAAGAGCAACATCAGGAGCAAATTTAGATAGATCAATTTTTCAAATGTACTCTGGTGGTGTGGAAATAAATAGACTGGATTCAGTTGGTATTAATTATATAAATGGTGGTAATGTTGGTATAGGTACAACAAGTCCAGGAACAACATTAGACGTTTCTGGTACACTAAACGTATCAGCATTTATTGTTTCAAGTACATATATGGCTACAACAGAATTCAAACCAAATGTAAATGATGGTGCTGTATTAGGAACATCTTCTTCAGGATTTTCAGATTTATATTTAGCTGATGGTGGAGTAATTTATTTAGGTAACGACCAAGATACTACTATTACACATAATCCAGATACAGGCATAACACTTAATAATAATTTAACAGTCGGTGGCACAATAAATGCTGCTAACTTTAAACAAGCTGGTACTAATTTCGTAGATTCAATTCTAGTAGGTACTAATACTACTGGTACTTTAGATACTGCTACTTGTAACGTAGGTGTAGGTGTTCTTGCTTTATCAAGTATTACATCTGGTTGTGAAAACGTAGTAATGGGACATAAAACTGGACACTGTATTACTACAGGTAAACAAAACACTTTCTTAGGTCATCATTCAGGTTGTCTTACTTCGACAGGTTTTGCAAACACAGCAATTGGTACAAGAGCAATGGCTAGTAATACAACAGGTAATAGAAATATTGCCATAGGATATAGAGCATTGGCAGCCAATGTTTGTTGTGCTGACAATATTGTTATTGGTCATCAAGCATTAGAACAGGTATCACAATCTAAAAGTCATATTGCTATTGGTAATAGTGTTATGAGAAGCGCTGATGCTGGATCTG